TAAATTTTCAAGCTGCAGCTGGAGATATTAAGCAGAATCAAACCAAATTAGAAGGGCAAATCCAAACTGGTTTAGTACAAACACAGGGTCAGCAAGATCGCTTAAATATTGGTGCACAAGGTAAGGTTGACTTAAGTAAGATCGGTCTACAAGGTAAGATGGACGTAAACAATATCAATGCACAAGGCAAGGTCGATCTAAGTAAGATTAATGCTCAAGGTGATGTAGATGAGAGACTTATTGGTGCACAAGGTGATGTAGACATTGAAAAAATCGGAGCGCAAGGAGTGGTAGATCAGGCTAATATTACAACTCAAGGCAAGCAAGACATATTAAAAATTGGAGCTCAAAGTGATGCTGATGTTCGAGCCATCGGATCTCAAGGTGATCAAGATGTAAGAAAGATTGGAGCTCAAGGAGATGTTGACAAAGAAAATATTACAACCCAAGGAGGTGTCGATGTAACGAAGATTGGAGCACAAGGTACCGAAGATCGAGGAAATATTAAAACCCAAGGTTCAGTAGATGTCACGAAGATTGGAGCGCAGGGATCAGAGGATCGTAAGAATATTCAAACGCAAAGTACTGAGGATCAGACTAAAATGCGCACAGCAAATAGACTGGAAGCAAAAACTCGTGCAGAGCAAAGTTCTTATGCACGTGGTTTAGCAGGTATGTTCTAATGACAGTTACAACTAATAAATCAGGAAAGGTTTATCTTACCGTTGTTGATCAATGGCTAGATACATTACCAGCTGCAGAGAGCGAAGATTTTCGTGAGTTTGCAGACATGACACCTTCGATTATTGAGATATGGGTATATGCAGGTATCGTTGGATATGAGGGTTCATTCAATGATTTAAGTCGTTGGGTGAAGATGAAGTTCAAAAAGCTTAATCGGCGTGAAATACTTAATAGTGAAATTGCTGCTCTTCACTCCGATATACAAGAGCTTCGAATGGCGATTACCTCAGGTGAAATCAAAGGCGATAATGGAGCTGCCAGATTGGCTGCATTGGAGAAAGAGCTTAGATCGCATATTGAAGTCTCTGAACGAATGAATAGGAGCACTGACAAGAAGGGATTAATCCTGGCTGGTGCAGATCGTGTGATGCGTGAGATGACAGCAATATTTAAAGATGATCCACAATTTGCTGAGCCTATTGATAATGCAATCAATGCGGTATGGGCAAAAATCTATAGTGAGTTAGGTAATGGCTAAAGAAGAAAAAAAGTACAACCCAAACAGGAATAATGAAGCAATAAATTTAGAGTATATTTTTGATGACATAGCAAAAGGAGTCGCAATTCCAGCAATGGAAGCAGGTGATACTGAGACACTCCGATTGCGTGATGTAATTACTAAACAGCTACCAGCTATTCAAAATGTAGGAAGTGACCCATTAGTTGGGTACAGTACGAAAGGGATTGATGCAGCAAGGCTTGCACAAGAGATTGGGATAGCCAATGCATTCACCAGAGGAGATTTAGCAAAGATGAGAGCGATCTCAAAAGCAGAGGAGAATGCACAAAATAATTATTTTGCATCAAAAAATAGGGCATTTGAAAAACGACTCGGTGCACTTAGTTACTATTCAACTCAAGGGAAAGATCAATATATAGATAGATTTGCTGGAGAAGTATTGGGATTAGGAAGAGATCTATACAAGGTCCTTTGATAGACTTAAATCACCGTTAAACAAACTATATGGCAATTGCAAGTGCAGCATTAGCGTATCGACGAAATGCGTTGATGTCAGCTACTAAGGTGACTACAAAGCCTCCGTCAGAAGAAGTCTTAAAGGCAAGAGATGACTTTATTGATTTCTGCACTGTGATGGGAAAAGCCCCTGCAAAACATATGAGGGAGTGGCATAATGAACTTTGTACAGGGAAAGACAGTGAGTGTTTACTAGGTATAGGCGGGAATAACACGTCAATACTAGCGCCGCGTGGTTCTGCAAAGTCAACAGTATTAGGGCTTTTTGCAGCATGGATGATTGGTAGACATACTACAGCCAAGAAGATGCTCAGGATACTGTACATCGCATATATGGTTGACATTAGTAGAGCTAAGTCAGCAACAATTAAAGGGATCCTCACCAGTCCTAAATATCGAGAAATATTTCCAATGGTGAGATTATCAAAAATCAAAAGATCAGACGAATACTGGAGTATTGACTATGAATTTGCGGGTATTGAAACAGCGGGCGAAGAAGCTTTTACGCTTGCGTGTGGCGGTCTCAAAGGTGCGATCACCTCTAAACGATCGCAGCTGGTGCTTATTGATGACCCTATCAAATCTGCCGCTTCAATCAACAACCCAGACATTCGCCGTGAGATGGAGCAGACGTGGTCTAACGTTATCGCACCAACGATGTTTCAAGGTGCACGGGCTATATGTTTGGGAACCCGCTTCCACTTTGACGATATTCACGCAACACTGTTTGTACCCAAAAACAACTGGAAGCAGATAGTTCAAAAGGCTGTAATAACTGATGCTGAAGGTAGGCAACGTTCATATTGGCCAGAGTTTTGGTCAATGAAATACTTGAACGAGCGGAAGATGGAAGATCGTGTTGCGTTCGCTTATCAGTATCTAAATACAGCAGTTCAATCCAGTGAGGTAGGCATATCACCTGAGTTAATCGTCAAGGGAGAAGTACCTGATGAATATGACTGCATTGGTGTAGGCATCGACCTTAGCGCTGGATTAAGCGAGAAAAATGATTGGACTGTATTTACGCTTGCGGGCATATATAAAGGAAAGATCTATCTAATCGATCAAAAGCGTTGTCGCACAATGGGAAACATCGAAAAGATGGATACCCTTTGTGAAATGCTAGCTGACTGGCATATATTGCTTGAGAACGATGAAGGTCAATACTTCCCAACCACATCACCCTGCATGGTTTGGCCAGAAGCTGTTGCCTATCAAACATCATTTGAAGGTGATTTTAAACGAATCATGTTTGAAGACAGAGCACTATATAATTTATCTATTTCACCAGTAAAAGGATTCAGAGGAGATAAGCTTGCCAGGCTGCGTGGGGTCCTAGGTTTATTTGAAAATCGAAAAGTAGTTTGGAACAAATGGCGCAAGTGGAACATCCTCGAAGAGGAACTATTGAACTTTGGACATGCATCTCACGACGATGCTGTTGATTCAATGGTGCTTACTATGGGAGGGTTATTAAGAAGGGGTAGTTTGCAATTAGACTACAATGAGGATAGTTTTGATTTATAAATAGCAAGATGGCTAACACTGAAGTAGATCATAGGTATTATAAGAAGTGGTCAGAATTAAACGATGATCAGAAAAAAAGATCAGGTAGCAAGGAAGCACACTCACAGGCTCGTGAAGACGCTGATCTTAAGGGCGTGTCAGGCGGTTACGAAAAATACGTACAGGCTAAAGAGAAATCTCAAGCTCGGATAAACAATAATAATACAGCTGCTGTAATTGCAGCCGATAAAAAAGCTTATGAAGCTGATCCAAAAGCTGTAACAGCGCAGGCTGCATCACAAAATTTAGGCACTAGAATTCAACATCCCGAAAAGAAAGGGCCAGAAAAAAGTAATATGACTGCTAATTATAATGTAGATAAGCTGTCAGACTTTGATTTAGCTGGCGGAGGTATGGGAGCAGACAGAGGTAGGCAAAGACTATCTTATAAAGATTTAAAAGGACTTGAAAACCAAGGTTTTAGCAAGCAAGAGCTTGTAGATTACGCAGGTGATGTTTCAAGGTCATTTGATGATAATGACAAGGGATTTGGGCAAAAAGCTCAAGATTTGTTGGATTCATATAAAACAGCACTTAAACCAGTAGTTGGAGAAGATGATCCTGAACCAACACCTGAACCAATCACCATTCCTTTACCGAATGTAGGTCCGCCGAAACCAATACCTGAGCCAGAGCCAACTCCAGAGCCGGAACCAACTCCAGAACCTGAGCCTGATCCTGAACCTGATCCTGATCCAAGGCCAGATCCTGATCCTGATCCTGATCCAAGGCCAGATCCTGATCCTGATCCTGATCCTGATCCATGGAAGAACCCTTTCATCAATACAGGTATTTTTACCGGAGGCAACGTTAATGACAGCATCTTAGTTAATGGTCCTAATAACGGACAAATAGCGAATAATGGTGGAGTAGCTATGGGTGATGGAAGTACAATCAACCAACAAATTGGTAATAACAAAGGAGATCAAACAAATAATTTCTCTATAGGAGATGGATCTTGGTTTATTGGAAACAATAATCAAGGTGCGGATTACAGTGTAGTTATCGGCAATAATAGTGTTGGTGGTTATGGCGGTTATGGTGGTGGTGGTTCTGGAACTAGTAACTTAAACAATATGCAAAGTAGTGTCGGTTACGGTGCATTAAATGATAATGCATATCATCGTTCACAAGCACATTTAAGTGGAATAGGTCGTTCAGGACAATCTGTGGCTCAAGCAAATGCGCAAACAGGTGCTGGAGATAGGATCAATCAGTTAGATAAATTTGCGCGTGAATCAGCTGATGCTTGGAGATATAGAGGTCGAGATCAGATGTACAGCACCTACGGAGATTTGTTTAAATACAATCCACCTTCATGGACAAATGCTGATCCACTGAGGAGGATTGAGCCAACATACAGAGATGACGACTGATACCACAAAATACCAGTTAAACTTAAAATATATAAGTGAAATAAATG